ATCAACATCAACATATTTGACAGAATCAAACAATTGATATGATGGTGGCTGATACATGAAGTCATTTATCACAGAAAGACTGCATGCTTCACACAACCATGCGCATGTGTCTATTTCTTCTTGACTGTCGACAGACAAAATCAAATCATGTACGTCATCAAAGCATGTCAATTGTCTTCTTTTGTTTTTTCCTTTGTTCATAAAGACCTCAATTTTTCATCAACATATTGTCTGATTTCTTTTGAAATGTTCAAATATTCTTCTGATTTCAGCATTGGATTTTTGTTTGCATATTTGTCAATCAAATCATTTATCGCTACAATTGGTGATTTCAAATCTGAAAACAATTTGTCTTTCATGTTCACGCAATTGCATTTTCCATAAGAATTTTTCAACGTTTTGAACAATGCATAACAATCAAGATTTTTGTGCTAGACAAACAAAACATTTTTGAATTCTGGCATTTTGCTGAAACTGTTTGATTTGAAAAACCATTCAAACAAATCACAACATACATTGTTGAATTTGACTAAATCAAGCTTTATGTCTTTTTCTTTAAGCAAATATTTTACTTGAAAATCAGCATTGATCACTTTGTTCAATTTTTCTGGAAAACATTTGTCATTTTTGCATTTGAGAAGCAGATTGTCTTTTGGCATGCATGAACCAAGAATTATGTAATATGTTGGTTTAAGTCTGTCATACTTGATTATGTTTACGCTTAAAGATTTGAGTATGCTGTTTTTGAATGTTCTTGACAATTTGCTTGAACTTATGTCTTTAGCTAAAACATATTGTCCATCAACATTTTTGAACAAATGGTTGTTTTCATCAAAAAAATTTTTGAATGCAATATCTAACAAATTTTTGAAATACAGAAAATAGAATTTAGGCATTTTCATCCTCAAATTTTGATTTTGGAAAATGTTGTTCAAAATCAGTTAACAATTGTTTAGTTTCATCTGTCATGTTTGCAGACAACATTTCAGATTGAGCATTAGCGTAGTTCCAATACATCTGGTCTTTTCTAGAAAGCATCTGGTTGTTGTCTAAAACATTTGAATGCAAATCATTTATGTCATTATCATTCCAAGTCTTATTTGCTACATATGAATCTAGAACATTCTAGACATCAGTCAATGACATAGGTTGTTCAACAGCATCTGGAACATGAAGATCATTTGCATTTTGTCCAAGCATTGTTGGCTCAGGCAAATCTTTTCTAGCTGAATTGAATTTGTTTCCAGAATATGATTGTCCAGCTGGATTCAATGAATAATTTGCAGGACCTAATCTTGTGTTGAATGGATTAGCTAATGGATTTGGATTGTATTGTCCGTTTGAATAAGTCATGATTCACATGAAATGTTTTTGTCATCACAAGACAATTGTTTTTCTTGTCTTTTGAATAGTTTTTCTAGTGACTTGGCTTGAGTTTCAGCTTCACTATAACCATTTCTCATAAATACAGCACTACCTGTGTCACTAGTAGAACTTGAACCACCATTTCTTGAAGGTAAACCACAAATAGTAAGTACTGCTTCATACAAGTAATCAATACATACTTGGACTTGTTGCTGGTTCATTTCTTGAACTAATATTTTTACTTCAGCACCATCACCAGTAATCTTGATAGCACCCATATCTTTAAGTTTTTTGAACATTTCATCATCTAAATCAGTATTTTTGAATACTAATAGTGATTGAATGAATTGCTCAATACCATCTAATCTATTACTTTCTGCAATATTTAAGGCATCAAGTAAAGTTAATACAACTTCAAATGAACCTAATCTTTCTTTATTGTTTGTGTATTCAACAATTGGTATTTGTCCTAGTGGGTTAGGCAATTCTTCTACTATTTGCCAATTTCTTACTACAAAGAACTTGTCTTGAGTGTAAACACTAATTATTTCGTTACCATCTTCTAGCACTACTCTACTTACACCCATCATTGGTTTTCTATCTATTAGAGATGAGTAAACCACAAATGTGTGTCTTGGATCTAAAGTGTATAACTTGAATGGTGATTGTTCATCATCACTCTTGCTATACATCTTGTTTGGTAATACCATACGATAACCAGTGCCACCAATCATAAACCAAGATGCTAAATCAACATCAGCAGTTTCTTTATCTTCTAAATAACAATAATCATTTAGTTTAGATAATTCATCACCTATATCTTCTCTATCACCACGTGATACATAAGCAATAGGTTCACCAATCATATAACCTAACTTAAACGAAATTATTTGATTTGCTCTATTTTCTACTACTTTGTTACAAATCTCAGCTCTAACTTCTTTAGTCCTACCAAGAATTGGTTGTTTGCCTTTGTAGTATTGATATAAATAATCTATTTCAACAGCATTTACATTATGAATAATAATTAGTCTTTGTAATTCTGGTAATAGATTAGTATTGTCTATATATTCTTTATCGGTAAATAAAACTCTTCTACCAAAAAAGGGTGGTAGAGTTTTAGGGTTTTTAGTATTTGCTACGTAAGAACTCTCTTTCATACCTTTTCTAATTTCACTTTAGCAAATTAGATGAAAGTTCAACTATTACATAAAAAAATCACCTTGAGGTGATTTTAGAAAGGTCTTTTTATTACTTCTACGTGATTAGATATTTGAGAATATTTCATTAGTTGTGCAAGACTATCAGGTGCATCATCATGTTTATTCTTACCAAGAACTTTGTAATTAAACACTTGCATCATAAATCTATTATATTCATCATTCCTTAATTGAGGTGCTAAGAAATATACGTGTTCTCTTATATCAGGTGCTGCATCAAATATTCTTTGTCCTTTTGAAACATTACTTGGTGCAGGTTTAGTAGTAATATTACACCTATAATTCTTTGCCCTCAACATATCGGTAATGTTTTTAGCATAATCTTCAGTCATTTTAGTAGCTTCTATTTGCATACCACTAACATTGTGCTTGATTATCTTTTCAACTATACGTGGTCTTACTACAGATTTATCCCTATCATCAAAGACAACATCAACAAGGTAGAAATCTTGACCATATTGTAAAGCAATAGGTGTAGCAGTATAGTCACCACCACCAAATGCAGGGTCGGTAACTCCAAATGCTCTATCAGGTTCTCCTAAAGGTAAGTCACCATTGTAATATTGCATACCTTCAGGAGTAAATAATACACCTTCTCTTTCAATTGGTTCTTGCATATATTGTGCAGACCAAGATGCAATATCGTTATTTCTTTCAAAAGATGCTCTTTTTTGTATATAGTATTCACTAGTAAACCCAACATTGAATAAGTATTCAAAATTAGAATGGTCATTTTTATCTAAAGCAGGTATTTCAAATGTTTTATGTTTAATTGATCCAAAATTAGTGTCATTTTCCAATAAGTCTAGTCTTTTACCAATAGGGTCTTGAATTGACCACCTAGTTCCTACCCATAAAATCTTGGCACTTGCTTTACATCTTGTTAGTAAGTTGTTATCTACAGTTGCCCACTTTTTATTAAGTCTATCGTTATTCATAGCTTCTTCAATACCTTCAAGTAAGTCATCAGCAATCAATAACCCATCACAGTCACAAGCACCATTTAACGTACCATCAATTGACCTTGCAGTAAGTGTTGCATATTTTTTTCTTCTACCCAAATCAACTATTCCACCATCACTATCGGTTCTAACAATATCTACTTTTGGGAATATTTCGTGCCAAGTATATGTAGTAGTATCTTGTAATATTTCTAAAATACCATTAAAGAATACCTTAACAACAGTATATGAATAACTAGAATAAAGATTACTTCTTTCTGGGTCTTTACCCATTAACCAGGTTAAATAAAACATAAGTATTGATGTTTTACCAACTCTTGGAGGAGTAGATAAACTCATTTCATTCAAATCACCATTGTATAGTTCTTGTAAAGCATCTACTACTCTTCTAAGTTGTTTTCTTCTAGGAAGATAAAACCTCTTTTCAGGTTCTCTATTCTTCTCAAGGTAAATTAAATAACTATCAAAATCATTAGGTGCTAAAAATAGGCATAATCTATTATAAAAATCTAAAACATAGTCAAGATTATCATATTTTGCCATATATTTCTCTAAATGGTCTTTTAATTTCTTACCATAAACAAGTGAATTAGGTTCTTCTTCCTTTTCCCTAACAAGTGAGTACAAGTCCTCACATATATCAAAGTTTAATGGTTCTTTTTCTAGTGCTTTATATACTATTTCAAACATTCTATACCTCTACTTTACGTGTATGTCTATAGTCTTTATCATCATATGAAGTGTGGTACATTCCCTCTTCTAGGATAGGTTCATGCTTACCCTTAATGTATGGTTGACCAGCATATCTAATATAACCCTCATAGAACCTTTTATTTCTTAAAATGCTTTGTAATTGACCTAAACTCCAAATAACAGTACCTTTTCGGTTACAAATATTAGCATTTTCTAATGCTCTTGATACTTCACTAAAACTTAAACCACTAGTCTTAAGTCTATAAATCATTCTTACTGCTCTAGCTTCATCTTCGTTAATAACTAATTGACCTTTACCAAGTGAAACATACCCAAATGGAACTTGACCACCTACAAACCCACCATTCTTGGCTTTTTCTACTTTACCCTTAATGGTTCTTTGCACAATGTTCTTTCTTTCCATTTCTGCTACAAATAGTAAAAGTGACCTATAAATGTTAGCAAGTGCATCATCTTCAAATTGTTCACTGGCACTTAGTAACTTAATATTCATTTTCTCTAAAGTGTATAAGTAATAGAAATATAACTTAGTATCTCTTGATAATCTATCACTTTTTGCCACGATAACAGCTTCAAATGGAGGGTTGCAGCAAGCACCACCATAAAGAATGTTATTCAACTCAGGTCTATTATCTTTAGCACCACTCATTCTGTCAATAAACCATCTATCCACACTATAACCATTCTCTTCAGCATATTTCAAAATAGCTTCCTTTTGTGCTGGGATACCAAACTTGTCCTCATCACTTTGTTTATCTGTAGATACTCTCACATATCCTACAGCATGTTTCACTCCTTTAGTTTCTTCATTTCTTGATTGTTTTATAAACATATCTACCTACCTCAACTTTCCCTTTCCTCAACTCATCTTGCATATACTTGATACTTACTCCTGAACCCAAACTAGCATCCACTACATTTTCGTATAATGCCAGGTATTCACTCTCATCATTTTTTCTATACCTAGCAATTACACTTTTAGATACCCCAAGTCCACTACCTCTCAATTCTTCAAAGTGATCCTCAACTATATTCTCACTTGAGTACCCACTCTCACCTATAACCTCAAAGTAATAGTCACCAATATCTCTATAACCATACTTCAACTTGATACAAAATTCATGGTACTCAATTCCTAGTTCTTCACTTACATCTTTCATAGAGGTGTAATACTTTATCAGTTCACCACTAGACTTGTCATACTTCTTTACTATCTTCCTTCTAGCATTTCCCTCATTGTGGTTGTTATGCTTATCTACATAAACAATTGCTCTATTAAGTTCATCAGTATTTGCTCTTTGTATAACTCGCACAACATCTTCTTCTTTGTACTCATAGTCATTACAACAAACCCCTTCAACTTCATAGAACCTTAAACCATTCTTCAATACAACCTCAACTACCTGGTATAACTTCCTTAAATCAAAGTTTCTTTTTGGCAACCTCATCACCTCTCTTTATAACCATATTATTACTTATTACATTATATGTCAAGTATAAAACAAACATTATTGTTTTTATTTCGCACATCATAAAATAAAATATAAAAAACCCTTTTTATATTTTTTGCGTATAAAGAACCTCTTTTTTCTGTAATCACTTATAAAATTATCTGGTAAAATTTTTAATAAAAAAATTCAATAGATCACCCAACTTCAGCTACCAAAATCATGAGTAATTTTTACTTAAAAATACGATAACAATTTTTTAGTAATTAGTTTTAATTTTCTAAAAATGTGTATGTGTGTATTTTGTTTTCAAGACTTTTCTATATACGTCCCTATATATACCATTTATAGTATATATATTTATATGTATAGAAAACTTTTAGAAAAAAAATACACAAATTAAAATAATGCCTATTTTTAGGGCTATCTTGTGTGTA